ACTCACACAATGTTTACCGGGCCAGTCTGGTTTGCCCACACTAAACCAAATGCCTATCACAGGAATAAATGGATGTTCATCTGTGCTCAACCGACCATATTCCCGTTCGCCTGTGGCGTCACGCCGAGGTTTTAGTCCTCCACTTTTCTTAATTGCTTCTAGCCTATTGGTACAATGATAAACCCTTTGCCCCACTATGTCTTGTCCAGGAAATAGATTCGTACCAGGAACATTCTTAGGTGGTCTAACTCCCTGGTAGTTGGTAAAGTTTTCATCTATAGGAGTTTCACCTGTCAAGTAAGGACGACTAAACCAAAGACGAAACCATTCTTGTGTGCCTGGTTGTATATCGTGCTTGCGTTCTAGTTCACGCTTTTCTGTGCCGGTAATGGAAATATTACTGCCCGCAACTTTGTACTCAGACAACAAAGGCCGTTGCATACCAGCTAGTTTTAATATTGTTTCTAGTTCGTCCATGTTATACCCAAATATCTAGTGGCGCAGAATTTTTATAATATAATTCTAACATTCTACGCAACTCTAGAGCAGTTGTCACTGTTTTTCTTTCCTGCCTAGCATCGGCTTCCACTTGTTTGGCATGCAAATCAGCGAGCCGTTTGTCGTGGTTCTTTAATCGAGACACGGTGTCAACTTGATTATAGTATAATCTCATCTGAGATATTGCTGACAGTTCCTGCATTATTTTTTCTTACCTGCACAGTGAGCTCGTTGGCTAAATCCCTTGGGGTTGCTACAATTAATACTGTTCTTGTATTTTTGTGTCCACTTTTCCATGACAGCTACACCTTCACGCACTACGGTGGCATCCTCATCTTTAATGCCTTTGCTACGTAGTCCGCCTAGTTTACGGATTTGATTTAATTCATCGTAGGCTGCAACAATGGTGTTGAGTGTGTTCTGTAACTGTTTAACATTGTGTGCGCTTCTTCTAAATGCACCGCCGTGTTCAATTTCTAAGTCTTTGGCCAATTCGGCCACTTCTTTGCGAGCCTTGGCCCGCAGTCCGTCTAGACTGTATCTACCTGCGCCGCCGATGACTAATACTTCCGTGCCAGACATTGGATTTTCTTTGTCCAGTTGATAGATGACACCTTCGCCTACGTCAGCTTCCATGGCATATACCGTGCGATGTCCCTTTTCCTTGGCCCACTGTTTAGCATGCTTGGCTGCATCTCCAAACTTACCTGGCGGCGCAATAAACACTTCGTCTTTACCCGGTTCGCCATATTCTTTATTAGTAAACATCCAAGAGCCGTGGCCACCGGAAGCCTGCTTTCCGTGACTTCGTACATAGCGGTCGTGCCGTACTTCTGCTTCTTGTACTTCCTCTTCATTGACATCTGCATAGATTTTACGCACTGCCACTGCTTGATGTGCCCAGTTGGCCACTCGTTGTTGGTCTGATTTTGACACCGGTTGATGTTGTTTAATGCGCCACATGATCATTTGTATATCATGTGGAGGTGTTGGAGTTTTTCTTCTATACGGTTCCGCCATATCGTTTTTTGGATTGGCAAAGTAGTCTCTGACGTCTGCCGATAAACCTTCATCTACATCTTTAACCAGACGTAATGACGTGGCAGGTAAGTTATTGGCTTGGCTGCCATCATCTAGGTCAATGTAGTAGGTTTTTGGAGCACCTTTAAAGGCACCGTGTTTAATTTCTCTAATCCAACCTGTCTTGCCAGCGTGTTCGCCCTTGACAACTTTTACCTTCTTGGCTAGACCTTTGGCTTCCGTTACACCTTGCTGACTATACTTGTCAACTGCTTGGTTAATCCATAACTTATAAAAAGTACTACGGCTCTTATATTCTTCATTTCCAAGCGTAGTTTTTAATGCGGCTATAGCATCATCTCTTGACGGGCCACGCATTACAGCTAGTGAGTTAGTGACTAGTGAATCTACTGTTTTTGATCCTTCAGGCTTACCATACATATCGACCAGCTGGTTAATAAAGAAACTGTAATAACTGCGGCGTTCATTATATGCTCTATTACCTAATACTTTCTTTACTGCTAGTTCGGCATCACTAAATTCAGGACCTTGCATTATTTTTAATGCGTCAGTGACCAATGAATCCACAGTTGTTGAACTGCCGACTGTACTCTCGGAGTTAAATGAAGTGATTGGCTTTTTACTAACCTTGGGGACACCGCCTATCGGACTGACCTTAGTAGCCAATCTGTTATTACCTAGGCTTTTTACTTCTCTATCATCACGTTTAAAATGTGGACTTTTGTTGTAAAAATCCTGACTTTGTTTGTTCATCCAGCTAGTGTCTTTTTCGCCTTCCGCCACACCTTCTTTCATATTGTTTAACAATTCTTGTGCTTTTTCAATGCTGATCATGTATCTACCAAATCTATTTGGGTCTGCTGCCTTTTGTAGATATTCCTTGCTAAATCCTTTTGGTTCTTCTGATTTAGCAGGAGTAGTAACGCTTTGTTGTTTACCATTTGCTCTTGCTTGTAATTCTGCCTTGGCATCATCTATACTTACCATTGGGCGAGGGTGTTCACCTGAAGCAACTTGTTGTAGATATTGTGTATTAAAATTACTCAAATCTGCCGCCTGAGCGTGTCCTGCACCTAACGCTCCTAATGCCATTGCGCCGCCTACTGCCAAATCCTTCCAGCCTTCCGCCACACCTTGCTGTGGGTCCCATCTAGCATCAGGGTTGTTCACCCAACCATCAAAGTATGCTATAGCACTACCTCGCATATTAGGAGGTGATCTAAACATTGCGGCAAAGTCAGCGTTTGGCATTTTCTTCATCCACATTTGCTTCCATTGACCTAATGTCATTTTAGCACCGCCAGTGGTAGAACCCATATCATTGTCTGCTGGCATGCCTTCCGCCACACCTTGCTGTCCATATGGATACACAGTGACCCACTTGCCATTTTGATTTTGTACAAACTTCTTGGGATCAAACTTGCTACGAATGATACCTGCGGCCTTAAGAGCTAGTTCCGGGGTATCTTTGAATCCCTGAGCAAATGCTTGCCGTTCATCGTTATTCTGAACCATTCTTTGTTTGAGTCTGCCATCAGACTTATCATATCTATAATACAGATTGGATTCGTCGTTTTGATATGCTTCTTTGACCTTGGTCTTGCTCAGGGGACTATTTTTTTGAACTGTGGAGGGTTCTTCACTGCCAGCACCAACGGTTTGTTTAGTCTTGGGTAATACAGCCTTGGTCATTTTATCTTCGAGGTCAGTGTAGCCTACAACAATGGGTTTGTCGGTGTACGCTTTACTGTCGGATGTATCTGGACTATGTTGCTTTTTGCCATCATGGCCAGCAACATCCTTACTAAACTTATAGGCGCCCATGTACTGATCAACTGGCAACGTCTGTACCCCTGAACTTACCGCAGAGTGTTCTTTATTTTCTTTTTCGTATAGGTCTTGAAATTTCATTGTTTGGCTCCAGGTTCTGCCAAGCCGTCTCGTGCAAGATATTCTCTAAAGTCTTTGAGTTTTGCATCTTTGTCTGAGTCATTGGCCAATACTTTATAAATGCTTTCCACATTTTCTAAATCAGCATGAGTGCGACCAGGACCTAATATTAACTCAGCGGCATGGTCCGGATCTTTGGTCACTACTTCATTGGAAGTTCTACTGATCACGCCGTTGGATCCAACCTTCAGTCCCAGTTGTTTGGCCACACTGCTCATTAGAATGTTTCTATACACACCCTTGTAGGCGCTGTTCATGCCGCCGCCATAGTAAAATACTCCCCAGTCTACATCAGGGAAGAACATGAAATCTGTTTGCACAAAGCCTTTTTTTGGATCTCCGGCTATGGGAGTGCAGAAATGCACCTCACCTTTGGCCACTACCCAATCCTTGGGATTCACGCCCGGACTTTGTGCCTGTACATATTGAGTTAATTTGGCAGCCAGTGCTTCTTTGGAACTTTCATTGGTGTCCACAGCAAGATCTAAATCTCCGGAAGTGGGTGCTTTGCCTGTGCTGCCTAGCCAACGTGCTGGGTACTTGGTCTTGGGGTCAATGATTGATGTAAAGTCTAGGCCGGTAATTTGTTCGATAAACTTAATGGTGGCTGGTACATCAGCCTTGTTGATACGTGTGGTTCTGGGCTGACCCTGTGCATCTTTAAACACATTGCCGCCTTCGGATAGTACTTGTTCTAATAGAAATTCATGAGCTCGCATAGGGAAATCCTGTTTATAGTATATTTATAGCAAACAAGACTATACTAACTCTTCTGAATCTAGGACCCCAAGAATTCAGCAAACCACGGGTCAGTTATAACTAGTTCCCCGTTGCCACGTTGCATGACGTTTTCTGTGTGTACATCCCAGCCAAACTTGTTTATCTTGCCTGTGCTGTACAGCATGCTCATGACTTTATACAAGGTCTTTAATTCTTGTAGCTTCTGGGGATTAGCACCATCTGACCCTGATAGACTTTGCCATGCGTTGGCAAATTTAGTGGCTAGTTTTGTTTTGTCCTTGCGAGTACCAAAGTAATCTTCCCAGGTATTGGGCAGTCCCAAGGCATAATCTACTGCGTTCCACGGGTCTTGTGCTTGTACAAAATCACTAAAATACCAAATTACTGCTTCTTCAAAGCTGAACTTGGCTATGGGAGATAGTCTCTCCATGTCAATCTGAATGTAATCTGCCCCAGCAATGTCAATGGTGTTGACTTCGTTGAACACTGGCAAACAGGTCAAGGTAGGATTGCTTTCACAGAACTCATAGAACTTTTTAAACACATGTTCTGCCGCACCATTGGGCTTGTCAGGCATCAGTATCTTAATAACATAGGATGATTCTTTTGCCCAGACTCTGGCATCTGCGCCGCTGCCAATGTGCTCGTAGCCTAGACTTTTTAAGTGGCCAACAATTTCCTTGAAGGCAGGACCCGTTGCGGCCTCCGACACTTCAGGGGTCCAGGACATGTTCTTAGAACCTTTATTAACTGACTGAAATCCTTGCTTGCGATAGAACTTCATTAATTTACTTTGGCTCACTGTACCCTTGTCCCAGGGATATAAAGTCAGGGCAATGTTGTCTTTACTAGCCAAGTCTTGTAGAATTTTTATTGCTCGTCCGCCCACGCCCCGGCGATGTGGCCAAGCCTGTATCCATTTAATCTCTACTGCACCACGCTTGCTGAAACTGGGTGTAAGTTCAAACATGGCAAACTGTTGATCGTCGCCTGTGCCGCCCATGGGCATGACATGATTGTTTTGAAACTGTTGCGGATATAAATCATAGACTTTTTGAATCCAGGCCTTGGCTGCAGAATTGTCAGCTAGTTTGATTCTAACGGGTTCGTCTTCAGATTCTGAGACACTTTCGTTAGAGCTTTTCAATATCTCAATGACTTTATCTGCGGCGGCTTTTAATGCTTGGTCATAGCCTAGGGCTTTTGCTTCTTTATCATTTTTACCCAAGAATGGTCTAAGCATACTCTTGGCAACTTCCAACCTTACTTTTTTCTCATCAGGATGTTTGTATACTCGTTGTAATTGGCTTTCACGTTGAAAATAACTAGACCATCCAATGGAATCCGCTAGTCCTTCTAAATCATATCTTTTGCGTTGCATTGTCGGATTACGATTGACAAACATTCTGTGTTGTTTAATAATTCTTGGATCTAAGACTACACCCTGTGTTGGTTCACCGTGGGCAATCCAACCATGGCCAGGATCATATACACTGGTAAAGCCTAGAACACGCAAAATTTTATTCCAACGAATAATAGTGGTTTCGTCATACGCTTCTAGTCTAGTCAAGCAATCATAGATGAACCAAAATGGTGTGCCATCATACTCCGGTTCGTCGATTGCCTGTTGAATTATTTCTTCAGAGCAGTACGGAAGTATTGCTTGTTTTAACTTTGCAGGATCAACTCGTGTTTCCCGTGTCATTTCGCCACTGCGGTCGTATTGAAACAACTGAATATAGGGCATGTTATCGCCCCAAGGTAGTTCTTCGTCACGGTCAGCCATTTTCATAAAGTACTGCAATGGATAAAAGTAGATTCCCTTGGGAGTGTCTTCACTAACAGCCGGTCTTGGATTAACACCTAATTTTGGCTCGTTGGTCATACTCACAGCCCAGTTTTCTCTGTCGGTGACGTTGTCCTCGGCCCAGTTGATAAGGTCGTATTTGCCTGAGCCAGATCTCATATTACGTTCTGGGTTTCTACGTTTTTCTGTCACCGTTTGCGGCATGAGTTTGGCAATGCGTGGCTTGAACAAAGGTACTTCACCTTTGTTGGTTTTCAACACAGGTTGATTATTTTTGTCTGTCTTGAACCCTTTAATCTCTGCCGGGCTGTTCTTGAATTTACCCTTGAGTATTTTATCACCCACGGCCAAGGCCGGCGGTTGGTATGTCTCTGCACCTTCGGTGATGATATCTTTAATTTTCATAATGTGTCTCTGCGTTCAATGCACTGGGCAAGTCCCACCACTCACCTTCAAAGTATTCTAACTCTAATAGCTTGGCAGGCACTGGCCCCGGTACAATAATTTCGTCTTCGTCTCGTTCAATGCCCCGGGGGTTTGTTGGATAAACACCATACAGCTTTACCAAGTCCGTCCACTTCGCTCTCAGTACCACGGAATCTTCGGGGGTGACATGATAATATCCCTCGTCGGGCTCATAGGCAAAATACGTGCCTGCGCCGGCATAGCCACGCTCGCTGGGCTTTAATCCTGTTTGAATAAGACTTTGCAACCACCGTGCTTTGTTGGCGCCCACAAAACTGGCATGATAAACATACTCCTTGGGCTGTCTTGATTCAACAATGAGCTCAGTGATTCTCATTAGTACACCAAACTATCTATGCGTTTGTATTTGATATTAAACGCATTCATTAATAATTCTACTTCACGCAGACATTCTTCTCTTCCACCGCCTACTAAGTAGGCACCGTTGAATCTTTTAAGCAAACTAATACTAGCCCAACCCACCGTCATTGGATCATCTTCCATCTCTTCAATTGCGCCTTGGATTAAACTTTGTGTTGTGGTGCGACGATTAAAGGCAGGGAATTGTAATTCTCTTGTGTCATTGACTTTCTGCGAGTACATCTCACGTATAGTGGCAATTATAATTGCAGGTTCAATTCCATGGTCCATCCAACTACGCAGGTAACCATAGCCCTTGTCAGCTACAGTAAAGCGACTCCAGTTAATTGTTGGACAGTTGGCGTTCTCTATGTGATCATCTGTTTCGTCGTCGTAGGTGTAACGTTCCTCTTCAGGACATACTGTATCATTCCAATACTGCTTGATACCGTCTACAGTATCTCCGCTTAATCCCTGGTCCTCTGCGTTGACAAACATTAATACTGGACCGGTTGCCTTGTTTACAAAATTGATAATCTGTGGGAAAATTTCACTTTCGTCGCCGTCGTTCATACCCGAATACTCGGGCTGTACGTCTACTACGATAATAGGGTGTGCCGCACCTTCGTTGATGATCTCAGTGATTCTCATATTAGTGGAACATTAAGAAACTGTTTTCCACGTCCAGTCTATTGGCTGCACGATCGCCGTGGCCGGCGGGGAAAATAACCACGTTCCATTTTGGCTGTGGACCAACAGGAACCTTTAACATCTCGTCGTATGTAATGATTGTATCTGGATCAATTTTATAATTGGCTGCAAGGCTCTTCTTAAAGTCTTCCCATGCTTCGGGGCTCTTGACCTGAGTGCGACCTTTTTCGTCTTTGACGTATTTGCCCTTGGCATCTGTGACAAATAGTCCACGGAACATATCCTTGGGCAGTGTCAAGCCTTGTTTGACAACATTGCCTGCTGCCTTGTGCATGGTAATCTTTTTATCTTCGCCACTCTTAGCACCACTGCTGAAGTTAATGATAAAGTTCTTGGGCTTGGCACCAGTGGCTACATCAGCTACCTTGGTATAGGCATAGAACTGAACTTCTGGATTTGCTTCTGCAACCTTAAAGGCCAAGTCTAAGTAGTCCTTGCTAAAGAAGTCACCCGCATCGTGCCAACGTACAACCAGTTGAATCTTCTTGGCGTCTGTTTTTTGTTTAATACTTTTAATCTCGCCGTTGAGTACACTGGTGTAACCAACTGGATCATTGACTAAGAAGTTCAATGCTTGTGCCGCACTCATGCTTGACGCAGGGAACATAACATACCCGCCCTTGCGAGCGTAACAGAATAGCTGGCAAGCACCGGCCGCTGGGCAAGTGGTAATTTGAACAAAGTCACCAGTCTCTTCATCAATGACAATGCCCTTGAGTGCGGGCAAGGTCAAGTCATAGACAATCTCACCCTCTGTGGCACTCTTGCTCATCTTGGCATTGGTACCAAGTATGGCACGTGGGCGAGTTTTAATTTGTTTGGCTAGGTCGTCTAGGTCCCATACATCAGTGGGGTTGCCTTCTGCATCTTCTTCGTCGCTTTTGGTAATTGCTTTAATATTGCTGGCGTGGACTATGGCACCAAACTTATCTTGCTTGGTTTTTGTTCCAGTCTTGATACGATTAGCATAGTCCTGCATGTCCTGTGTGTTCAACACTTTGTTGGGGGCATCTAACTTTAGTGCTTCCATGACGAGCGAACTAACTTCAAACCCGCCTAATAATCTTTGAAACTCTGCTAATCTCATGGTTAATCCTAAGTGTTATCCTAATATTTAGTTAAACAGCCGGAGTATTTAATGAATTATAAAAGTCTGTCAATTCTTCTAGATACTACCGGTTCTGCCAGGACCTAATACCAAATAAATCATGTTAATATAACCATTCTGAATAAGTGCTCACTTTAGGATTCCCAGTAGCGAATTGGGCCGTCCAAGGCAGCAGCCGCCTCACACTTACGGTAACAAGTACCGGTCCTAAGGTGTGTTCTTTTTATTCCCAACAAACCATTTTAAACTTCTCTTGGGGTATTCCAAAATAGTTGCACTTCCAATTACTCTGTGCAAAGAAATCTAAGTGGTGCCATTTACTTTTTGTATTTAGTAGGTGACGAGCTGCGTCTTGCCAATCTATGCTGACCAATGTTGGTTCAATGACTTTTCGCACTGCTTCTATTTCTACGTAATCGAAACTATCCCATTCCCAGTGCAATATTTCAAATGCATTGCCTGCCCGGTCAACATAGTCCATAGAGAAGTCTAGTCCCCACTTAGGCCTGACCGCAATGACCTTGTGTACCAAGGGCAACGATTTAGCCCAATGTAATAGTTGTTCTCTGGCCGGGCCTTGATACCCCTTGCGTTCGAACAGGAAGCTATGGTTCAACACCGGGCCAACAATGGAGTCAAGCTGAGTAAACCACGGCTGCTTTAATGCATGCCTATGGGCTCTAACATTGCCAGGTTTATTGAGGTTACTGTCTGCATAACGTTGTTCTAACGCCGTTAGATCAAATCCGTTTTGATCAAACAATTCTAAATCAGAAGGTTGTGGAACTTGTAAACAATCGGACAGTGGGGTCGACCAATGCCCGTTGGGGTCAAACTCAAACTTGGATCTCGTTACCAGGCTCTGCATGACCAATAACGAGCTTTGGTTTTAGGTCCTGGATTTGCACAGTTATGCCTTGCTCTGAAACTCTTGCGACGTGCTGGATTAGACTTTTTAATACGCATGTTTTTATCGCCAAAGTTTACTTTTTTGATGTTGCCAGTTTTGGGATCTTTGACATAAACTTTAGATTTCTTAACGTCGCCTGGCATGCGCTTGTTGAGTTCCACATGTCTACCATGATATATTGCTTCTAGTAATCCATCATCGCAGGCCAAGACAATGTCACCAGCTTCGGTAATGTGATCAATGTAAGTACTCAGAACTTCTTCTTCGTTGATCTCGATGTCAAAGTAGTCACCAGCCATGGGAGACTCTACCAAATCAAATGCTTTTAAATTCTTTTTAATAGTACCAGGACCAACATCAGCTGTGCTGTTTTGTTTGGTAATGATGCCAACACCACCATCTTCTTTTTTAATCTTTTCGCAGTCGGGGACTCTCTTGCCTGCATTCTTGCCTGTGCCAGGTTGTGTGCCTACTTGTCTGTGGCCAGGCCAGCATTTCATTTCAGTGACTATTTCACGTATCTTCATTAAATTTCTCCAGTGAATCTTGGATTAGGAGGAGCACTGCGGAAAGCAGGATTGACAATCTTTCCTGCTGGTGTTACATAACCCTCGCCGCCTGGTTGACCATTGGTACTGGCTGTGATGCCTAATTGGTTCCACATTGCATCGCCATGTTGTTTGGTCAGTTGACTAAACACAGAATTTTTAAGTTTCTTAATTTCTAAGAATGAATTCCAAAATGTTTTCCATTCTGGTTTAACTGCAAGTTGCCGCAATATTACTCTTTGCGGCTCGCTGACTTTGCTGGACTCTAACCAAGTGTCAAAGTCCAGGGCATCATTGTGCTTGCTGAGTTGCACCGCATAGGTATACATTATTTGTTTCAGTGATGTAAACTTGGGTGCAGTGAAATTGGCTACTGAGTCAATCTGTCCGGCATTGCTGGTGATATGACCTATCACTGCGTCAATGGACTTGACGTCAATGCCCTGTATGCCGCTCATGGGTGTTTGTTTATCCAAGGCAATTAAATTTGGAGTACTGTTTAACTTTTTAACTTCATCTGGATTAGCTGGCATCAATGCACTGGAGCCCAGCTCTTTGGCCTTGCCATGCACAGTGATGAATACATCTGCTGTGGGCATCTTACCATATAGGCCCTTGGGGGCCACAGTATAAGTTACTTTGTTGGGAGTAAAAACATAGTTGCCATCTTTGCCTGGTGTTTGTCGATCAGCAAACATTACATCGCCTGTGAAGAAACCCTGTGTACCTTGACTGGCTGCTTCGAATATATCCCATAGCTTCAAGTACTTGTCGGCCATGCCTTGACGTACTGCCAAAAACTCTTGCTCAGACTGATTGGGTTTTTGTCTACCAGTGCTTTGAATTTCTTTGGTCAGGCCGGCCTTGTCCAACACAAGTTTCTTTTCCCATTGTGCTTTTGGTATTAGGTAAAAGTTACCAGCAGAGTCATTGCCCCAATATATTGCACTGAAGCCGTCCCACTTGATGGAAGAGTCGCCTGCGTGACCTGCCATAGCTTTTAAGTCTTGCAAGGCGTCTATGCCGCCCTCTGCGCCATCGACGATTAGGTAATCTTCTGTGTGTTGTAAATCTCTGCCTACCTTGGCTTCAATTAGAAACTCTCTTGCTCTCATGTTTTAGCCTTTTATTCTTCGCCATTTTCGGCACGGCGCAGGCTATTTTTAAACTTGTTGGCTTCCTGTAACCTTATGGCATTTAAGAATTTGCGTTCTAAGTCCTGTGCAATTTCAGGTTCGTATTGTTCTTTAATCAAATTGATTAAATTAATGGCACTATTGATTACATGATCAGCTCGGCTAGATATAACTTCTTTCCTATTTTGATTAGGTACAAGTGTATTGATTTCTTCTAGTATTGATCTGATTCTAGGTTTCATATTATTATGTTAATTTCCTGTTGTAATATTTAGTGTATGTGCAAATTAGAAATTACTAAATTGTAGCTGCCGCTGGCGGTGTAGCTCTGGGTTTTCTAGGTCGTCTGGTTGGTGGTGCTGGTGCTGTCGTTGGCGGTGCAGTGGGTGCCGGTGCAGTGGGTGCCGGGGTTGGCGGAGCAGTAGTTGGTGCTCCGTCTGCAATGTCTGCTTGTTGATTTAGAAATGCCTGGTATGCCGGCTGTGCTGGTCGATTACTCTTAGAGTCTACCCACTCACCTGTGTCGCCCAAGTGGAAATCCTTGCCACGATATCGCAGGATCATTGGATCCATGTTGACAACTTCAACGTCTTTGGCCATTTTTGCTTGGACACTGGCGTCTGGACCGTTGGTATCTTGTGTGGGGGATTGGGCGGAGGCTTGGCCGGGCTGTTGTGCCACTGTGCCGCCTGTGCGGTTAAATTCTTTGGCGTAGGCCAACACTGCCTGTTGCAGTTTGTTTTTAGGAATGACTCCTGTGCTGGCACCCATGGCATCCAGGATGCCCGGCATCACCGAATCGCCTTGGAATAAAGGACTGGCTAATAAATTGTCTGCATCAACTTGTCTAACGCCGGAACTGCCCATCCATTTTTCAATGTCTTTGTACAGGGAATTGGCCATTTTTTGCATTTCGGCAGCACCCTTTAGTTTGTTGCTGCCTAGGGCGGCACCTAGCTTGGTAAGGCCACGCTTAAACATGCCCACCGGTGCTTCGTCAGTACGGGATTCAATTAAAATTTCACGGATTAGCATAAGAGCTCCTAGTCAAGTATTTATTCCTAACCAGGAGCTTTATATTGAAAGTTATCAAACCTCTACAATTTTATAAGGATTGTATGTGTCAGCACATGCTTCGTGTCCAATATATCCACGTGGGTTACACACTACCCTGGTCGAACCAACTACATAATCGAATGGGTGATGAGTATGTCCGTGTGTCCACAGTTTAATCTGAGGCCTATCCATGATAAACTCGCTCAAATCACTGCTGTAGCCACCATTCATAATCGTTTGATCCTTGTACATGTCGTGAACACTTTGGAAACTAGGTCCGTGATGTCCAACCACAACAAACTTTCTATCATGCTGTTCTGCAACAATTGTCTTGATGTACTGCAAGGTCTTGCGATGACGTTCTGCCGCCCTTGTGGGTTTAAAACGAGAGTACCCGTGTTCACTGTCACGAATGATTCTAAAATCGTTCATCATGTCAGACATGGCATGCAGGGTCAATGGATCGCCTTTGTTCATGTCTGTCCATAGTGTGCCGCCAACAAACGTCACATCGTCGATGGTGACTGCATCCATTTCTAAGAAATGTACATTGGGAAACTTGGCACATTCTGCCTTTAGATAATCAATGCTTTCCGGAAACTTACCATGATAGAATTCGTGATTACCTGCAACATACACTACATGCGGGAATTGAAAACTACAACGTTTTAGGAAGTTGCGGAAGTCGCAGGCATTGGCTTGCCTGCGGCCCATGTTCTTATACAATGCATCAGTCATGGGATTCATATCTGATTCAGGATGGTCGTGCAGATCCTGGGCAACCATGATGTCCCCACTGAGAATTAGTACATCTGCTGATTCGGTATTGGGGATATTGATGTCCCCAAATTCTAAATGCAGGTCACTGACAATTTGTATACGCATTGCTTGCTCTTTATAAAAAACGACAGGGAGAAAAATCTAATAATATGGCTGTACAAAGTACAACAAACACAGTCAAAGGTTGAACCCCTTTGACATGACAACTGACAAGCTACAAATATCGATCCAACGATCCCAACAGCAAATGACAAAACCATATTATGGTTGATTTATTGGGGACAATGGATCTTGTGCATTTTCAGTGCAGCCAGTATGTTAACAAGGCTTTTGACGGCCTCGTTGACGGGTGCCTATTACTATCATTAACTCCCTGCCGGGGACCGAAGTCCCAACCCTTATAGAATACCTTCAAATCGAAGTGCAAACTCTGCCTCAGGCGGCAAAGCAATTTCACTTTTAATGTTGGCTTCCAAAATCTTATCCTTGAACCCTTGACGCAGGCGTTTGAGCCTGGCCAGTTCAACTCGGAATTCGTGTATGCGACTTTCGTCAAACACACCAGTCTCTACTGCACGATCTGAGCCGTACAAGGCATATCGGTCTTCCTTGGCAGCACGAAACTTTTCCAATCGAGCCTCAATCTCTGGCGCTGACACCAAAGTAGTGAGCTTGGTCAATGATTCAAGAGCTTTGATTTCCGCATCAAGGAATGCCACTTCTGTCAACATGTCGTTGATGCCCGAGTCACAGTTGGCACGACTAACTTTGGCACGAATGTCGTACAGTGCTCGATGCAGTGCTCCGGATCTGCTGATTGATTCCTCGGCCTTGGATCGTGCAGTGTCAATGACTGCGGTGACGTCAGTCATAAATTCATTGACTGAAGCTGTACCAACAACGGTACAACTTTTGATGGCAGTGCGAATCTCATTCTGAATCGCTGCCGCTTTACGTAGTGTGATGTTCATCCTAGATTCCTTTTCTAACTATAAATGTATTATATAATATCTGCTGTGGAAAGTCAAGTCTTTTTTAGTCATCGTCCAAACTTTTTAACAAGCCGGCCATTTTATTAACCATGCCTTGTGCTCGTTGTTCCGCCACTTCCGGTTTCAATTCTTTACCGCCTTGTTGATAATCCCAAGCATGTGTGCCAGTTGGCTTCTCCCACGATGTAGACCTAGACTCATTGTCTGTGTTTAGTGTACTTTTGGTTTTAATGGCATCCAATACACTGGATGACTTTGGTCCATTCATCTGTCCACTGTTGTAACTACCATTGCTTTGTTCTTCTTCAGGCAAGTCTCTAATACGCAGAGTATTGATGTCAAACTCTAGATCTACTTTTTGTCCCACTGCATTACTGCTACGTGTTTTCATAAACTGGATCTGATAACGTCCTCGCTCACGCATGGCACGACTGGTAAAGATACCAATCACATTATCTGCTGTATTGATCTTACTAATACCACCTGCAATATGGCTGTGATCAAATTCTACTTCTT